CAAGCGGACTTTAGCAAGACCAGCAGCAGTTGTGCTTGTATCCCATCGCGCATTGGCGATCTGGACAGAAGCGCCTGAACCGGCGTCTGTGTCATTGAAAGTAGCGCCGTTAACCGTCACCCAAACGTCATCGCCAGCAGCGACTGCTTTAGTCGCGTTCACCCAAATGACGCCTTTAGTCATGACGGCAACTGATTCGTACTGAGCGAATTTATTAGGAGTACTTGGGTTTACAGAAACCTGACGAACCGCAATGCCAAGAATGGCAGTGTCACTCGTTGCGCTGATCCGGCAGTCGCCGTCGTTCGTGCCTTGAACAACAGCAAGACCAAAGTCGACGCCCGCGGCATCCTGGGCTGTTCGCGAAATAGTCGTGGCTGGCTCTGTGTTGGCAATCATGCCAGCTTTTGCCGCGCTGATGTTCTCAGCGTAAGTGGTTTGAATAGCCATTAGTTAGAACCTTTCCATGAGTCAGAAATGCGCTTTTCGTAAGCTGACTGACCGTTGTCATTGATCACCGTTTTTGGTGCTTTTCGGAAAGCGTCTCGAACAGGGTCAATCTTATTGTCCTTGTCATCAAGGGCGATATCAAAACGTGCTGCAATGTAGTCTTTTGACTTTCCGTCAATTGACTCAGCCCCATTGAGCTTAGTGACAACCGCTTTCATGATGTCGTCATTGCTCATGCCTGTGAAATCTTCATCAGAGACAAGTTGCGAGGCCTTGCTGATAAAGTCAGCGCGCTCCTTAACAAGAGCGTCTAGGGCCTCAGCGTCGAGAGCCTCGCCCTTAAGCTTGACGATCTCAGCGTCACGGGCGGCAAGCTCTTTGTCTTTAGCTGCCAAAGCTTGAGCGCCTTCTTGCTCAGCCGTTTGGATCAAAGCATCAGCATCCTTGAGCTGGCTTTGTAGTTTTGTGATAGCTTCCGCGCCCTGGTCGGTCGTCTTGACCGATAGCCCATCGACTACCACCGTCTTCAATACTTCTGACATTCTCTTGTCATCCTTATTGTTGGTGATCGGGGCCGCGCCCCAGTTACCCGCACTGTCTCCAATGCGGCATTCACGCCCAGCCCTGCCACGGTCGACAATTGCTAGGTGATTTCCTCTAATGTTCTCTTGGATGGCTTGGTATGGCTCGCCTTCAGGCGTAACACCGTCCTCAAATCGGTAATCTGCGAAATAGCCAACTGAGACTTCACGCTTGCCATCCTCGACAGACTTGATCGTGTCAGCGTCCATAATGGTAATCGGAACACGCAAATATTCGCCGTCCCTCAATACTTCTTCGCCTATGCTGCCAACTGCATATTGTTTCCAGTTCTCAGCAGTGACCATTACTGAAGGGTGGTTATCAGTGACCGGCTTGCCTACAAAAGTCCTAAGACTGTCCTTGTTGAAAACCGCGCTATCCGGTCGATAGACAGCGATTACGTCGGCACCATCAAGGCCAAGTTCATAAGCGTTGTAATGCTGAATCCCAGTTCGGGCACACCGGATACTACCAACAAGATATCCATCAGTTGTCAGGCGAACGCCTTCAATCGCTAAGTCTTCAACGAAGCGTTGGTTAGTTCCCATTTGTGACAGTTCCTTAATACTTTATGACGCCGACCGGCTTGCAGCGACAATTGACAGGAGTGCCAGGAGCACCGCCGCCTTCAGCTGCTGTTGGTTCGCCAAGTTTGTAAACACGCCCTTCAAGCGCTGCGTGGCGGGCTCTTACCCGCTCATCAAGAGACGTTGACCAAGCATAGAGTTTTACGCCCATTTGCTTTAGGCGCTCCAATGTCAGCTCACTTAAGAATGTGCTAAGCTGGTCTCTCGCTACTAATTCCGCCCGTCTCCGCGCCTTCTTTAGGCTCTTCAACAGATTGACTTTTAGTTTAGATAGCGGGTCTCTTCGGGCCTTGGCCGTCATTGTTATTCGCTCTACATCCGCCATAGTGTCGGCGGCGAATATCCCTGTCATGCTCTCATTTCGAGCAAAAACGGAAGCCATAAAATCGGAGATGTCGCTTGATATAACAGTTGAGCTTACATCAAGCTTCAGTGAACGCTTGATATCGCTAATTGTTCGCTTTGTGTGGTTCTCTGATTCAGCACTGAAAACCTTCTTGACCGTATCGACAGCCCCACTAACCGCAAAACCTACAGCGGCTTTCATGCCTTGGAACCAGCTAAGTTCATCCCTGGTCAACGCATCAAAGCGATAGGCAGGCAGAACTTCATTCTTTAGCGCCGCCGCGATAATCTTAACGATCCTCTTTAGGGCTGCTGTGTAATCAAGAACAGACCCAAGACGCTCCTCAATTGGCCGGAACTTAATAGTTTTGCCCTTTGGCTGTGGTGACAGCGCCTTAAGGTCAATCCTATTCATCGCCTTCGCCTAAGTCGTCTTTGTCGTTTTCTGATTCAGCGACTAAGCTATCAAGCCCTGGGAACATGCCTATTTCTGTTAGCTGATTGGTCGCCGCTTGTCTTAGCTCTTCGGCCCTGTGTGTTCCTGCCCTAGATAGGATATCGACGGTCTCGGCAACCGTCTTGCCAATTTTAGATATTTGCTCTTGCGACATCTGCTTAAGAGGCGGCCATGAATACCAAATGTTATCAGGTCGCGTCCCAAAAGTGGATCTAATCAAGACTTCATCCAGAACGGCCATAGCTGGTTCGATCTCTAGAGTTTGCATTGACGTTATTTTATCGTGGTAGTTCTCAAGGTCACCATCACCTGTTGAATTCAAACCGCCTGGGGATTGGCCAAGCAACCGAGTTACAGGAATGTCTGCCGCGCCCGCAACGACACCAAGGAATTCGCGCATCAATTCAGGCAACTGAGAGAAACTAACCGCCTTGCGGTCGTATGTTTCGTTTGCGTCCCTGAGTAGCGCGTTCACTGTGCTCTTGCCTCTAGCCGCTAAAGCCATCCGCTCGATGACCTTCTTTTCGTACTCAGGTTCACCCAACCTAGCCATGAAGTCTGGAATGCCGAAAACGTCAACATTCGCCTCTACTACTAGGCTAGCTGCACTTGCAATGGTTGTATCCGCGTTTCTAATGGCTTCATAAGCAGACTGGAGAACAGGATAACCCCAGCCTCTAGTTTCGCCCTGGGCCATATGCGGGTCAAGGTGCGGCTTACCTATTAGGACAACAAGGCGCGACGGGTGGATATCAACCAAATCTGTACCGGCTACCTGATAACCCTTCGGTCTATTGTAGTTCTTAGCAATAGGGTCTGTTTCAAGATCGTTCGCAACAACCTCACGTCTTGAGAATGCCCTTACAAAGCTGAGCTGGTCTTTTTTTACTTTTTCGGGCTCTAGTGGCTCTGAGGGCTCGGCGTCTTTCATGCCGATATAAAGCACAGCACCACCCCAAAGCCTCGAAAGCTTTACCCCATGTAAGAGCTCGCTTTTAAGCCCTAAACTTTTCTCCAACCTTTCAAGCTGTGTAATCTGATCCTGTTCGGCCTGCCAATTGCGCCACTTCTTCAGGGCGTCATGAGCGGGGATATCTACCATTTTAGCGGCCAAGAATGAGGTCTCGTAGAGCGCTAAAAGCTGATCGTCAGATAGTGAATTACGATAGTAGGAAGCACCTGCTACCTTGTCTTTATTGGGGTCGCCAAGGCCCGCGACCATCTGCCTAAGACCGTCAGTCTGTAGCGTTACTACTTGGCCCATTAGAGATTATCCAAACTATAAACTGGTTGACCGCACATTTCGGAAACTGCGTCCATCATGGGGTCCATTTGATCGTCATGTTTTCCATCAGGGAACGAAGTAAATTCGCTCTCCCAACTCTTTCGCCATTTGGCGTTTCTAGGCAGATAGACGAGCCCACTCGCAAAACTAGGAACTACGTCTAATGCTCTTGTGTACTTGTCACGCTCTCGTTGAATCGCTTCAACTGGTATTTTTCTTTTAAGGCCTTGTATGAGCCCCGTGCCGGAAGACTTATCTTCTACAGCGAGTTTTCTAAGAACGCCGAAAGCGTCAATGTCTCGTTTTTTGGCTTTGTTCCAGAACTCACCGGCGACCTTCTCAAGTTCGGGCGCTTCATACTTGCCGCGCGCCTGATCCAACAAATAAGCGTTACCGCTTTCCGTTACGCCCCATTCCTGGAATACGCTAAAGTCATTGCGCTCAGCTGTCTTTTGTGCGGTATCTGCGTAGATTGCCCGCCAAGCCAACTTAGGCACTTCGTCATAATCATTTACAGTTTCCAGCTTAAACAAGTTGCCACCGCTAACGATTGGCTCCTGCATATACTGACCATGGAAAACTTCGTCAGCGCCCTCTA